TGTTTACACTTTGCACATCATTACAAGTCATGTACATCGGTGTTAACACACGCGTGAATGCGTGCCTGCATGCCTGCATGGTGACAATCTTGGTGACACGATCACTCTGCAGGCTCGGCTACTGTCGCAGAATGTTGCATGCCTGCATCGGTACGACCAGACGATCAGGTGTGCCACCCCACTAATAACAGATACGTGCATGCGTGCATCGTTGCATCGTTGTCGCGTTGCATGCATGTGCGAATACATCGGACAACTGAGCATGCAATCAATCAATACAACTCTGCATGCATTGCAACAGATCATCACGAATCTATCTCTCTCTTCTTATTCTTCTTCTCTCTCTATTTGATTATCAAACTCTGGAAGAAAAAACACTTGGCGCGATTTCACGCGATCACGTGCCTCACGATCGTTTAACTTTCAACTAACTAATTGAATCTTCAACTAATTTCATCAATCTACTCATATCGGACATTATGGACACGATGACTGGTCAAAGTTACTTACACCCCACAAAATATGCATATAAATCGGACATATCGACCCAATAAATGCGTGCGCCTATTTGACCTTGTCCTATAAATACGGAATAGTGCTCCTTGTACACACGCGGTAGCGATTAGATCAGGTCAGAATCCCCTAGGGGCACCGATCGAAATCAAAGCCAGAAGTGGTAAAGGGTACAGATACACAGCAGTTAGTCGGTGTAGTGGGCAACAGTCATTAAATCCCTAGGGAACTGACCCGCGTGACGAAAACCTGCGAGGGGTATCGAATTACATAGAGAACTCAGAACACAATTAGCGGGGCTGGTCATGGACTGCCATTCAGGTGCAGGCGGTAATCAATCCGACCGACAGAACAGTGACACCAGCCCCTACTAATTGCTCCCAGAACTGTCCATGACTCGATCGTGGGCGGTTCTGGTAGCAATCTGGTGCTATCTCTACATGAAGGGCAAATCCAATGACAAAGAAAAATACATCATGCAGTCAACATGCAATCTGCGTTTCCTCCGATAGCAACTTGCCAGAGTGCAAGTGCTGGTGTGCAGAGTGCCGTCAATACTTCCGCAATCTTCGGAAGGGTGCGTAATCATGGCAACACACAAACTCACATCCGATAAGGCGCGAATCGCTCGCGAATTCGCTTGGCAACGCGGTCAATCTACAACTGATGAACAGATCAAGGTTCTGGACACCATGATCGAACGCCTAGCAACTTCAATCTTCGGCAGTCGATCACGTGTTCAACGCAACGAATTCCTACGTATTGCGAAATACAAGCAACCTATCCAATCAACTGTCGAACTCTATGAACGCTATCTACGCGGTTATGTCGACTCATATTTTGAAGAGGTGGTCAACTAAATGGGACTCAAGGTTCAGGGCAAGATCAGGCGCGAGTGGTCAGCCGATCACGAGATCGTGGACTACTCCTACATCATCGACACAATTGACGATCTTGAGGACTTTATTGCGTACAACAGGGCATACCTCGTGTCCATGGAATTTATTGGGCAATTGAATCGAGAGAGCGAATGAGCAAAGACATATTCGGCTTCGAGTCAGCCATTCAGATCGATCACTTAACAGAAGATCAACTTCAGCAAGTCGCAGAGATATTGAAAGGATTGAAGTAAGTGGAACTTAACAATGTAGATCTAGCACTCACCAAACCAATCATTCCCGACATCTATCGGCGCATTCTGGAACTACTAAAAGAGGAGGAGTCAATCAATGCGTAACTTCTACATCGTGCTATTAGCACTTGTCATCGGTATCTGTGGAGTCGCATTCCGACTCACTCACCACCCTGTCTACAGAGGGTGTTCATGGCAGGCAGAGGGCTACGTCTGCAAACTCGTAAAGTGGGAGGGCAATAAGTGAGCACGCTATACAAAGAGGTTCAGGGCAAGCGCACCAGCAATTCAGGTGCACTCGAATACATCGCCAATCGCCAACCATTCAAAGCCAATTCCATGGCTGGTATCTATCCGAATTCCGATTACATCGGATATGGCAGGTTGCAGAGTGATCTCGTAGCACTTCTCAATAGCCAGCAACCCCACTACATCGTCTACTCCTATGGCACGCCTATTGCGTGGCATCACTCTGGTGGCTGGGAGATACCAGCCGTCAGGTACTCAGTCACTACTAGCAAGCACCAATCACTCGTCAGAAGGGCAGTCTGGTCATGATCGCGTTCTTATTTATAACCTGTATAGCAGTCACACTCTTCGCGGTGTGGCTTGATCACTTACTTACTCCCGACTCAGAACTACTCCGTCAAACTCTAGAAGAGGAAGAATCCAATGGGCTCTAATTTCGCGCAAGACCTCGCCTCTGGCGAATTCGTACAATCGATTGATCAACAGATCTCAATTCACTTCGCTGGTAACTGCTATCCACCAGTACCGCAATTCATGGTCGAGCCAGCAGTTAAGGCGATCAATCAGATCAACGAGGGTGACACCACTACCGAGATCGAACTACCTGCTGGTGTCGAATTCAGGAACTCATCAACCTGTACACCATGGGAGATAGTCAATGCTCTACGACTCAATGCGTGGATTAACGAGGAGGACTAAGTGTACGAATTCGAATTAGATGAATTAGGCATCATGGGTGCCATGCTTGATAAGTCGCTGGAATTCGCCAACGAAACTGGTGCACCCATAGTCATAACTGCAACTCTTGAATCTGCACTCACTAAACTCAAAGCAATCATCGAGCATAGGTTAGAAGAGCACAACACATTCGTAGATATCGCTAACTCGTTAGATGATCTCTTCGATACATCGCAAGCAATCATCAAAGACCCAGAAGTATCTACACCCGACTACAACTAGGAGAACAACATGCATTCACTCAATCAATTAATTCCTTCAATAGCATCACAAGATCACTACGTAGATCGATCATTCTGTGGAGTCACAGGTGTTCAGATCGCAGACTTCGCACTAAAGAATAAGATCAACATTCTCAATGCTGGTCACGCTGGTACAGGTAAGACATCGTTCGCGCAGTACTACGCAAGCCAGAGAGGACTTCCCTATGTATCACTTCCGTCAAACTCAGCACTTAGTGCTAACGAATTACAAGGCAACTGGGTCACACAGGACGGCAAACTCGAATGGGTCGACTCAATCTATGTCAAAGTATGGCGTGAAGGTGGAGTGCTCAATCTCGGTGAGGTTGATCAACTCGCAAAGAATGCTCAGTACTTTTTCCATGAAGGTACAGATCACCGCCGTACACTCACACTCACAGCACACGATTACGAAGTCGTACATGCTCACCCAGACCTGCTTATCATCGGTGACTGGAACCCAATGTACCGAGGTCGACAACCTCTCTCAGAGTCGTGGGCTGATCGCTTCCAATTAAAACTTCGTTACGAATACGATCGTGACATCGAAAGCAAGTTTATTCGATCAGGCTCTCTGCTTGATCTTGCATTCGGTATGCGATCACAATCTCGTGGCGTTGATCTAGGACAAGCAAGCAAGTCCACAGTATTCGAGACACCGATCACTCCACGCATTCTCAAGACGTTCGAATTAGTAGCACGTGAATTGAACTTCGATCTTGCGTGTGAAGTGTTCGCTAACAACTTCAATGATGAAGAACGACCAGCAGTAAAGATGCTCCTAGAGGGCGCATCATTCAATATCAAGGACGATCTAGGCATCGATCAAGAGCAAGTAACACCAGAGTACGAAACAGTCTAAGGAGCACGTCATGAGCGAGATCAACATCACCGATCTAGGTAAGATCTTCGAAGAACTACAAGAGATAAGTGAAGAGCAGAAAGAACTAGAGGCTAAACGCCAGCGTATCGAACGATTTACTGGATTCTTCTCTCGAGTTAACTCTGCCTTCTCATTTCGACCTGTAACAGTTAAGGTCGAGACTTCACCAGTCAAAGCACCAGCGTGGTCTGGGGCTAGTGAAGTGTTCTTCAATTCCAATGAGATCGGTGATCTTGATACGCCAGAGTCAATCGCTGGCATCAAGGGACTTGATCTTCATGAAGTAAGCCATATCCTCTACACCAGCCGTCAAGGTAGCGATCTCGTTGAGCGAGTGATCGATAAGAACATGTGGACTGCATTCAATGCGTTAGAAGATCAACGTATCGAGTCATTCTTCACTGCTAAATACCCTTCAACTATCCCATGGTTCGTGTCTATGATCTTGATTCACTTCAAGAACAACCCAGAAGTATTCGAGAACTCATACCCACTTCTCTGTGGTCGCAGATACTTGCCAATCGAGATTCGTAAAGAGTCTCGTGCGCTATATCCGCATCAAGATAAGATCGATCAATTCAAAGCGATCATCAATGAATACCGCACCCTTGTATTCCCTACAGATACAGATCGTGGAGTCGAATTAATCGAGCAGTACTACAACCTGCTACCNAAGAGCGAAGGTGGTAATGGTGAAGAGACTGGTAAGCCAAAGTACAAGGCAGTCAAAGATGACGGCACAGGTACAGGTACACCAATCAAAGTAATCGACCCATGTGGTCATGGTGCTCGACCAACAGAAGGTATCGAGTCATCAGTCAACTCTCGCCCAGTCCCACCACGTCAGCAGGAAAAGGAGCGCGATCGTCTTAATAGCCAATCAAAAGACATCGATGATGATCTACCAGAGATTAATGCAGAAGATATTGATTGGTCGGAATTCAATGATCAAGATCAAGAGCCTAGTGATCAAAAGTCTGATGATGAGATCACCGACTCTGAAAGTGGAGATGCTCAAGAGCCAAGCGATAATGTGAACTCTGGAGAAGGTGCTGGCAATACTGCTGGTGAATTAATCGAGACAATCCTCGGTGAGATTCTTAGCCAGTCTGGTATTGCTCAAGAGATCAACGACATGCTACGAGTGATCAATGGCAAGCCACTTCTGGATTCGAATAACGAAAGCGAACCAATACGTGCTAACTGGAAGGAGTTAGTCCCAGACAACGTGACAGTAGAAGCCTCTCGATCATTCGGTCGTGAACTTGAACGCTTGCGTGCATCATTCGAACCTGCTTGGGATACCTACGAGAACTCAGGTCGACTCAGTATCGGTCGTTACGTTAGGGGCGATGACTTCGACACTATCTTCGATCAATGGAACGAAGGTCGTGAAGATGCTACAGATATCGAGTGCGTAATTGTGCTTGATAACTCTGGCTCAATGAGTGGACAGAAGATCGCAAACGCCAATCGTGCGATGTATGCGATCAAGCGTGCACTCGATCGTATCGATGCAAGCACAACAGTAGTCACGTTCTCTGACGAAGCACGCCTTCTCTACCATGCAACTGAGAAGTCGAATTCATTCATCAGAGATGCGTTCAGCAACGGCGGTACAGAACCAGATCAAGCGATCAGGTATGCAACCAAGGTTCTTGCTGAAAGTAATCGCAAGATCAAGATCTTCTTCGCGATCACTGACGGAGTGTGGTACGGCGATCAAGACACTAACAATGAAGCGATCGAACGTATGGCTCGCTCTGGTGTGCTGACTGCCTTTGCCTACATTCCAGAGGGCAACGAAGAGATAGAACTGACTGCAGATAAAGCACACAAGTGTGAGATCGGTGCAGTAGTACGTAATCCATTCGACCTAATTACCATGGCACGAGCGATCGTTAAGTACGCGATCTCTCGCAGACTAACTAACGCATAAGGAGGACAACATGAAGCAAGCAGATCTTAAAGTAGGTATTAAATACGGAGTCATTCCTTCTTGGGAGTACTCATCAGCAAATAAGAAGAACCCAGAGTCAGTAGAGCGTAGAGATCTTGCTAAGGCAGAACTCGTAAGCCTCGATAAGTATGAGTACGTTGTCTACAAGTCAGACACTCCAGACAACCCTACCTTCAAACGAGCACCACAGGGCTCNCGCTCTGTGGGATACCTCGTCAAGTCATACTCCTATGGTGTAGAGCCTATTTACTGGGTGTCACGTGCACAGGACATCGTCTCTGATTATGAGTCACTAGAGACTCGGTGGAATATCGCTGAGGAGATCGCATTCAAGCGTGCTGAAGAAGCACGTCTTGCACTTGAAGAACGTCAGCGCAAAGAGCGTGAGCAACAGGAGCGTGCAGATCGATTGGCTAAGGCAGTCAAAGATTCACTTCGTACGATCATTGGTGATCGCGTTGAGTCAATCTCTATGTCCTCTCGTAGCAAGCGCAACTCATTAGGTGAGTACACACCTACTTACTTATTCGAGATTGATACATCAGTCATGCAGGTAATAGTAGAGAAGGTTCTAGAAGCAAGGGACATGGTGAAATGACAGACTCATTCTACTTAACGCGGTTAAAGCACTACTACGAGAACAACCAGTANTCAACCAAACAAGGTGACGTCACTTACTCTACTTATATCAATCGTAAACACTTAGGTAACACTGCAGAGATCAAATACTNNGAGATCTCCTACAGCGAAGAGACATACAAGGGTCATCAATTGATCATTCGTAAGGTCACTACCAACTGGGCATTCGTTCTTGAGAATGGTCACTGCGGTAGGTTCAGTGAAGATCAAGCAAAGGCTTTACCAGATCGTGGAGAGTGGCAGACAGAGACAAGTTATTCAGCCTATGCATGGCGCATTCGAGATCGTGACGTTGAACCAGAGATACTAGATCATCTTTGGGGAAATGACCGATTCATCGTGGATAACTACACAACTAACTCGCAGAAGCAGACAACGAGCAAAGCAAAGAAGCGCATCGATATTGAGGCGGTTCTTCTTGATCACAAGTCAGTGCTTAACGAGTTAGCAGGAAATCTAGTGTGGGGTAAAACAACTACTCAGCCTTACAACCTCAAGGTGCATGACTGGGTATGGATTCAAGCGCATGGCAGATTACGCAACGGCGTAGTTGTAGGCACTCAGGGTCGCAGGTTCATCGTAGGCTACACGACTCCCAGCAACCCTCACACCATGAAGTACAAGACACTCAACCTCTCTGACATATATGTTGTAGAGGGAGATCTCATCGAAACACAGGCACACAACTTCGTAAGAATATAAGAATAGGAGCATGACATGAAAGTCAAAGAATTAATTGCGCAGTTAAATCGCGACCTCAAACCAGATGAAGAGATCATCGTGGCGTACTGGGACAAAGCAACAGTCGAGAGTTATGCAGAAGTAACTCTTACCGATAACCAATGGACTGACATCGTTGCTGAGCAAGACAGATACGAGTCAATCGAACTTGATCGATTCGGTGAGCAACTTCAAGAGACCGCTACGGAAGTCGGTAAGTCAATCTATGAAGAGGAGGAAGAGTAATGCCTGACAGCATTCATGCAGGGATAGTGCACGACCTAGAGGCAGAGGAGTACCACTACACATGCTCTACCTGTAGCACACAACTCTATGCACCCACTAAGGTCGAGATTCAAGATGCAATACCCAGACATACTAAAAGCAAGGACTGCTTAGGAGGCTATTAATGAACCCCCCATACAACGGCACGCAACTCTGTGCTCAAGTAGACCCAGAGGTGTTCTTCCCAATCAATAATTTTGAAAGGGCAGACAACATCGCTACGGCAATAAGTATCTGTATTCAATGCCCACTTCTAAAAGAGTGTAGAGAGTATGCAGATTCACTGCCAGAGGTCTTTGGTGTATGGGGTGGCAAGATGTACGAAGTAAACATGTGGAAGAAAGAGATCACAAGGAAACCAATAGGGAGGGCTTCATAGTGGGCTATGCAGAAGTAATACGAGTAACACCAGAGCAATTAGATCTCTGCGACTCATGCAGTAACCAAGGCATGATCGACTCAGGTCACACTATCTATAGCAACTCAGGTGAGAGGTTGATCTTTATCTGCTTCAATTGCAAAGAAAAGATTCAGCGAGGAGAAGTATGAGCCAAGAGGCAACCGAGTTAAAAAAAGCACTGATCATTGCCAGTGAGTTTATTAAGATCGCTCGTGGATTCAAGGTTGAGTCAGAGCGTGCTAATGGCTTACCGCCAGAGATCACAGAGCATTTAGCAAACGATCATCTTGATCGCGTTCTATCAGAGAACAACATAGAGCCAGAGATGATCATCTGGGGGCTGATGAAGATTATTGAGATTCTTCTTGCCTACACAGACCAATCAGTAGAAGAACTAACTGAGACTATCGATAAATTTGTCGAATACCTAAAGTCACAGGAGACAACCAATGAAGATCAATCTTAGGAGAGTAATTAAGCATGAGCGAATGGCTTACGTATACAGACATCGCAAAATTAACGGGTCTAAAGTACGACACGATCTACAGACATCGAAAGCGAAACACCCTTCCAGAGCCAGATCTACAGATCGGCAACAAGCCACTCTGGAGCAAGTCAACGATTGATACATGGATAACCAAACGAGAGAGCAAAGGTAACTAACATGGCAACCCGATACGAGATTGACGTTGATGTCATGGTTGATCGCATTCGAGTCAACCTGTTCGATAAGAAGAGCAAAGCGGTAGCAGTAGGTAGTGGCACCACGATCGTAGAAGCATTCACTGATGCCTACGATCTCATCACCACTCAAGTACTGGAGGTATAACTAACTTCTGGGTTCTCTATGTATCTCGATACCCAGACTTTGACTATCGATCTACTGGTGGGTAATGTACTGACCAGTAACAGGCTACGAGGAGGTGGCTATGGCTTATGTAGTGCAACGCGGTAAGCGATTTACCGCCTATTATCGTCTCAACGGCAAACGCCTCTCGGCTGGCACATGGGATTCCTATGCCAAGGCTGAGGCTTCGGCTATGAAGGCTGAGGTTCTGGGCTTCTCAGAGCCTTCTGGGGCTGATTCCAGCCTTGCCACATACTTCACCAAGTGGCTCAAGACGGCTGATCTTATGCCGATCACCAAGAAGCACTATGAATTAACTTTTCGAACATACGTTCTAGATCGCCTAGGCTCTCATGAAGTAACTTCCATTTCGGCCAAACAGATTCGAAAGTTACTTAGTGATCTCAGACTCGAGGGCGTTAAGCCTGCCACGCTGGGACAGATCAAAGCATGCCTAGGGTCAGCCTTTGCCTCCCTTGTGGAGAACGAAGATATATCGGTCAATCCCACCCATGGCATCAAGGTCAAGGTCAACCAGCCAGACCTGCACAACGTGCTAGAGCCTGCCGAATTCAAGAAAATACTAAGTAACTTACCTGGCGGAACCGGTTCCGGTGCAAAGTTACTTGCCAAGATGCTCGTTCTCTCTGGTGCTCGCTATGGTGAGGCTACAGAACTCAGGGTAAAAGACTTCAATTTTAACTCTGGCGAGGTATTTATCCAGAGACGCGTGAGTGAATTGGGCGCAACCTACAACTCTGGCGAGAGATTCAAGGTTATAGATGCCACCAAGTCGGGCAGAAAACGCTCAATAACACTCTCAAAAGCCCTATTACATGAGATTAAAGCGTATGTCCTAGCAAAAGACCTACAAAAAGATGACCTGCTCTTCCCAAGGAGCATCGTGTTAACGACAGGTAAACTAGAACCTTCACGCGAGATCGATACTTCGCAGCCATACGCTGCGGGGGGAAAACGCTTCAAGCATGGAACGCTATACTCCTACACCCATGGTGGCTGTAGATGCCAAGCCTGCAGGGAGGCAGTGCGAAAGCACCGCCAAGCCAAGGCAAAGTCAAAGGTAAAGCAGACCATGACCAACGATAAGAGCCACTTACCGCGTGGAGTCTGGAGAACTACATGGAACCAAGCAATAGCCAAGTCAGGAATTGGCTGGACTCCTAGAACCCATGACCTCCGTCATGCCAACGCCACCCTGTTGTTAAAGAACGGGGTAGACGTACATGAGGTCAAGGAACGTCTAGGTCACCAGTCAATTAAAACAACGGAGAGGTATTTACACCGCCTCCGTCACCAGCAGTCAACGGCAGGAGAACTCGCCAATGACTTTATGGAGTGATGAAACTATGAAAGCAATATCAAAAGCAAGAGTCATGCTGGGAACTATCTCAGCATCGGCAGTAGCACTATCGGTTATGATCGGGTTTTCAGCCCCAGCCATAGCCCCAAGCAACGCACAAGCACTAGAGGCAAAGATGCTCGTCCTCAAGCAGTACGAGAACGTGGCAGTCTTTCAACCTACCCAACTAGTTAGCCTCTTGAAAGCCACAGGTTTCCAAGGACAAGCACTAGAAGATGCTTGGGCGATCGCTATGAAAGAATCACATGGAAATGCGCTTGATTACAATGGCAACATTCATACTGGAGATAACTCGTATGGATTGTTCCAAATCAACATGCTCGGCTCTATGGGCGCAGATAGAAGAGCCTATTATGGTTTAGCGTATAACGCTCAACTGCTAAATCCTGTGAGTAATGCCAAGGTTGCTTATCTTATGAGCAATGGTGGCAAAGATTGGAGTGCATGGAAAGGTCTGCATACTCAAGCCGTAAAGACTTGGTTAGCGCAGTACCCATACAAAGCGACACCTCAGGTACATAAAGCAGTAGCAAAAGTTAAAGTAAAGGCTGTAGGTCATCAGATCAAAGCAAGTCGCAAGACAAAGCCTAAGAAGAAGTAGGAGCACGAGAGCCCCTCGCAAGAGGGGCATCTCATCACATCGGAGCACACTATGAGTACTAATTGGAATTACCAATACCACGAGTGGAAGAAAAAGCGCCAAGATACAGAGCGCAGAGTTAAGAGTCAGTGGGTGCAACCTGAGTTGCCATACAACACTGTAAGTCCCCACCAGCAATCTGCTCAAGAACAATTCTTTAGTCACGTGTCTAAATCCAACAGAATAAGCGATAGGGACTTTCATGATTTATTCTGGAATCATCTTGTGCACGTAGGTTGGCGAATAGATACAGACAGTTGCATAGTACTTACCTGTCTAGAATGTGATCAGTCTCTATTTTCAGTAGACATCAACACAATTGACAAAATGGAACAAACAAAGACTTCTTATTTAAGAAACCCAAAAGAGCACATTCGTCGACATACATGCAAAGAGGAGGGCAATGATGCAGTGCGGGAATAAGAAAGCCTATCCAACCAAGTACAAGGCAGATAGAGCCTTAGATATCATTTGGAAGGTAAGCATTAGCACGCAGTCAACACGACCACGACCTTGTAGGTCATACCAGTGCAGTGAGTGTCATAAGTGGCATTTAACTAGCAGGTACGATGTTGATCTCAAAGTAAAGCAAGAAAGCCCTACCAAAAGGTAGGGCTTCTTGTTACTTAAGTAACTCGTTAAGTTTATCTAGCCTAAAGCCTGACCACGAGTCGGTCTCAGTGACCACTACAGGTGCAGACCTGTAGCCTTTCTCTTCAATCAACGGCATGATTTCAGGAGAGTCTGCAATCATCTTTGCCTCAAACTCTATGCTTTTCATAGTAAGAAAGCGCTTAGTACTTTCACACTGAGAGCAATTTGGATTACTGTAAACAGTGATCATTGATTATCCTTCACAAGTTTAATCTCACATGCATCAGTAGTGCAGTAAGCCTCACCAATAGCATCAATAGCCATACCAGCATAGACACCAGCGAAGTCGATTGGGAAGAGAGCCTTACAAGCCTCCTCGTACTCTTCCTCTGTGATCTGTGTGTACGGCATTTGTGGGTAGACATCATTCATCATAGGCAAGAATGAGACAGTCTTTAGTTGTCCGTCATACATGTGCAAAGCCGTACCAATAGCAGATGCCTCTGTCTCTGGGTCAAAAGATACAGTGACAGATACAGAGTTATCTGACCAGTATCGTTGAGCCGTAGCAGCAAGAGCCATCTTCTCGTAAATAGATACGTCCTTCTCAGAACGCTTGGCTTCGCTCTTGATTGGGAAGAACACAACAGAAGTTCCCTTTGGATCTTCATTGGCTGGCTCAATACGATAGTTAGCCATAGTAAAGAGAGCAAGCATTGGGTCGTTATTACGGAAGCGGATTGCACGATTGAAGTACTGACCGCCAACAGTCCAGTGAACTCCTGGAGATTCACCTGCGAGGATAGAGACTGTGCCTGATGGCTTTACAGTTGTAGTCTTAATTGACTCACGAATACCAAGCCATTCAGAGTAAGACTTGTCATAGCCCTGAATAACTTTGTAGCCCTCGTCCATCCATGAACGAAGAACTGGCAAGCCCTTGTTATCTGCAAAGTTAGCAACGCCAGAGATCGATGTACCGATACGGCGATTGCGTTGCATGATTGCGTTGGTCTCTTCCCAGTGGGTAGGGAGAAGAGTGACAGTCTTTGCATAGAGGTAAGCAAACTTAAGAGTGCGCTTGAAGTCCTCAAGATCGGTATGACGATTGAGGTATGTCTCAACCAAAGTACAGCACTCATAAGACTCAAGAGATTGTTCGGCGCATGGGTTATAGCCTGAGATGCGCCAGTCTTTGTTGTTCTCTGGATCTGCAAGTCGTCCATACTTACGAGAGACATCCATCCAGATAACTCCAGGCTCTCCGTTACGGGAGATTCCCTCGATGATAGGGGAAAGATCCTGACCTACTGATACTTCTACAGAGTTGTTGGACATCCAGCCATAGGCAGCACGCTCTGGATACATCTCATAGTTCTTAAGGTTCAAGAACTTCTCATCATCAATACGACCCATAAGAAGTTCTGCAGAACGGCGAACGTTTCCAGAGACTACGCATACACCGATGCGGTTACCGATATCTGCAATATCCGTGCGAGTAAGTAACTCACCAGCACGGCCCGCAAACATAGAAGTTACTTCTTTGTGGAACTCGATGAGGGAGTCGGGGCCAGCCGCAGTTCCGCCAAATGTCTTGATCGGCTCTCCTGCTGGTCGGATTTGGCTGTAGTCAAAGACAGGCCTCTTCTGATCTGGCTTAAGGAAGGAATTGATGAGGGCGGCTGATGACTCGACCCAGCCCTCGCGTGTGTCGGGAATGATGTAGTCGTATTCGCCTTGTGGCTCATAGATTGTGAACTCCTTATCTGCGCCCTTATCATCGAAGCCAACGCCCACACCGAGCATTGAGGCTTCCATAAGAAAGGCAAATGGTTTTGCTGGATCTGTCTTTGTCATCGAACCTGTCGAGACAAAGGCGCAGTTCTGCAACGCTGCAGAGTTACGTTGTTCGTTAACAATAGGTGTACCCATAACCCAGAGACCACGTCCTGGAGGTGTCCACTTCAATTCAAATAGGCGATCGAACGCTTCCTTAGCCGAGGCTGCAGCCTTGGCATCAGACCATGGCAGGCGGTTTAACTTGGCGTGATCTTTCTGAAGGGAGTACATGCCATTGATGACTCGCTCGCATACATCTACCCATGTCTCCTTCGTACCATCTGCCTTGAGGCGTGAATAGGTGCGGAGATAGGTGATCTCACCGACTGAATTTCCTGCAGCATCTTGGTAGCCAAATGGCGCCTTCTTCGTCCTGTACGGAGCGATGAAGTCGTCAGCCAACTTGAATGAAAATAACGACATTGATATACCCTATTTCTTTACTTGTATAAATACCCTGAACTTTTGGGGCTCTAATTGTGAGGCAACGAAACATACCATGCACCTGTTAAGAAGCAAGTTTGACAAGTGCTGGGACAAAAGGGTAAACGACTACCCAGTTTCATACCTGTTAGTATGCTGTTATCAGATACTACTAATCTTCGATAGATGACTGAATAATCTTCGTGACTGACTCTTCCTTGAGAGTTTCAGGTAGTTCACGAAGTGCTTGAGCCCTATCTCCGAAGATTGCGGACAGCACTCCACCAGAAGATTGACGGCTTGCAGTGATCTGAATGAACTCTTTATTCTGATCCATCTCGTTGACATTGCCAACCAACTTGAGTAGTCGATCGATCTCTTGCGAGAGATTTGGATCTGCGTATCCACCATTCATTTCTTCAGCAAAACGCATAAAAGCCACTCTTTGCCCCTGCATTTCGATAATTGCAGTGAGTAACGCCTTGAGTTGATCTTTTGTTTTTACCTCAACTGGCAGGTTGAAGGCGCACTGATTCTGGGGCTTAAAGGCTGGACAATTGCTTGCAACGAAGCAGGTGTCACACTGACGAAGGCTTGCCTGTTGGGTATGAACGACGGGGACATCTCGCAGAACATCCTTGCCGTCATCTCCTGTCTCTACGATTGTTTTGGTCTTGAAGCCAAACACTGGAAGATTTTGCATCTCTTCTGGGGCGCGTTCTACCACTTCGGAGCGTTCTTGTTTTCTCACTTCGGGAGCACTAATGTCAGATGGTGTACCCCCCATTTCCATCATTAGCCCCGTATACAGATCATCACTGTTATCAGATACTATGTCCTTTTTTCCCCCATCAATGACGTGGAAGGTAGGCGGTTTCTTCTCCATAGCGGACTCCATCTGTAGGTATGACCAGACTGCAACTCTAGTCGATTCGAGGGTACTATCTTTAACAAACTCAGAATAGTCTAGCCCAGCACGCTCTACGACAGTCTTGTAACGGATGCGGGCTTGGTCTTTCATGCGCTTGGGATAGCGCTTGATCTGCTTGCCGTCCCAGACGATCGTCTCGCCTCTACGCATAGGTGAGAGCCACGACAATGTGCTGGCAGAGCCAAATGGTATCTGTCGAAGGTTGTCTGGCTTGGCACAGCCAAGGGCGTGGAAAGTGGTTCCTGTCTGCCGTGCAAGACCGCGTGTGACACCTGACAGGTTGGTTACCGCTTCTATCTCAGAGTTAGGAATAAGTATGTTGGGATAACGGCCCGCCAGTTCTCGTAAGTTACTTATCCCGTATGACTCATGCCAGACTACCCATAACTTTGGGTCGTTCTCAAAGAAGGGGCGCTGCGCTTCTATCCAATCTCTGCCTAATACTTGGGAATCAAACTCATGGAATGCTAGGGCGCGATCTGCGTTGTTGACGAGGAACTCTTGGTACTCAGCGGCTAGGGAGAGCAGTTCCTGCCGTGATAGCCCAGCCTTGTCCGCTTGTGCTGCCCCTGACTCAATGATGACCTGAGTCTCTGGGGTAAAGTGTTCACTGATCAGCCAGATCTTAGTCTTGGGCAACCCACGCTTGCGAAGACCCCAGAAGTTGAGTCCCATCGACTCAACTTTCATACCTTCTAAGAGCGTGCGGTTAGAGCCTACCTCGGCTCCTGAAAATACGATCTTAGTCAGAGTACTCGCCAATCTCACTAGATGGGCGTAGACGGTCTACAGAACGAGCGATGTTGGCTCGGTTGACTGCCTCTTCAATCTCTGCCCATGTTCGGTATGGCTTAGGAGCATCTGGGCGGTTTTCTATCTTGGCATATGACGGATGTGAGAATAGAAGAGTGGCAACTCGTTGCTGCTCAAATACCCATGCACACATAGACGGGTCTGAGTCTACATAAAACTCTACAGGGGCTTGGCTACGCAGTAACTTAAATTGACGGCGCTTAAGATCATCTCCCTCTAAATGTACATCCTCACAAATAAGATCGTCATAGCCAATAATTCCATGGCTAAATAGCCATTGCTCTGCATCGGCTTTAGTACGTGAGGTAAGGAGAGAGACACGATTACCATTATTAAGAGCATAGTAGATTGCTACTCCTGCTCTGATTGGTTCTCCTGTGTCCGAACTTAGTACCCCGTCTAGTGATAGTAGTATGTTCACCGTTTATCCTTTTCTAAATACCTGATTTTCTTCCGTACAAATGAGCGTTACTTCCTGCAGGATGTGGATATTCAACACGAGGCTTTTGTATTTGTGGTTTTGGTACTTCTGGTTTAGTGCCATCAAGATATGTACGATTACCTGCACTATCAATTAAATGGCTAGGTCCTTCTACTTTAAAACCCTTAGGAGAAGTAAAAACAGAAGAACCTTCGTTTGTAACTGCAGAACTATCCAGTGGAGAAACTTTGTGAACTACTCCCCACAAAGATTGTTGTTGGGGATGTCCTGGAAGAGATCTCGTTCCGCTCATAGAGTCTTGAGCATACATTTCTGCAGTTTTAGGCTCTGAAGTAGAAAATGCTGTTCCTTGAGAAGTGGCGCCACCAGGCCTAATTACTTCTCCTGGTTTCATGGCTACATTGTTTCCATGGTACAACTGAGGTGTACTAGACGGTTTAAATTGTGCTGGGTTTGTAACTGTGTGCGAATCTGGAAGGATATTACTTGCAGGTTTAGACATTCTTTGAGCAGCACCGCCAAACATATCTAGTTGCTCTACGTGACCTGCACCAGATAGATGACCAGCATCAGAACTAATGCGAGCAACACTGCCTACAGAATCTGCACTCTTAAGCATGTCTCCGCCCTTAACAGCAGCATTTAGACCAATATCTAATCCTTTAATTCCTTCACCAATTCCAGGAACAACCATCGCCGCTGTAGAGGCTGCGTTAATTCCTCCCATAATTGAGTGGCCAATACCACCAGCAATACCGCTAAATCCACCTCTAGAAAAGTCTTGTCCTGCTTGCCTAAAATCCGTGGCACCAGTTGTTGATGAAATGGCATTACCTAATGCGTTTGCTTTATAAGGGGAAAATGTGGTTCCACCCGAAGTGGTTGCAGGAGTTGATGTAGTCGCAGTTTGACTTGCCATTGAAGGTGCTGTTGGGAGTGTGAACCCTCCAGAAGAGCCCATAGATGAACCTGCTGAACCAGAAGTAGAGGGACCAAACTGACTACCACTTAATGATGAGGCCATTATCGTGTACTCCTGTAAGTTGCTGCTCTTCTAATAAGGGTCTGAGTATCTGGTAACTGTACGCCGTAGTTCTCTTCGGCAGTTCCTTCTTTGTACGCTTGCAAGTAGTCGTGCATCTGGCGAAGTGCTGGAATGGTTCCGTATTTCTTTCCTGCTTGCCAACGATAATTGTAGAAATCTGAATAACCTTCGCCGTTTTGGTTAAAGGCGTATCTACGAGCATGGTGAATATCATCAAATAACGCTGAACCTTGAGATAACGATGCTTGCAAACGTGTTTCGGCATTTCTGCGTGCTGCATCGTTTTGAGCACCTTGTAAATCTGCAAGGGCTTTGGAGTAACGTCCGACAATATCTGAGGCTACATCACGATCACGTTGCGCTAACGCTTCCCATACAGGACGATAAGGTGCACTCTGTTGTTGTGGGTGTACAGTCCACTCGTTGTGCGTAAGATCGTATGCAGCGTATGGG